CAACACAGCAATTCGTAAGTCTGTATCACAAACTGAAGGCGGAACTTATTCTGCATCTGATGTTTATTCTGATACAAAGAACCTACGCTTTGCATATACTGGCGTCGAATGCGACGCACCTGCTCAATCAAGAGCATAACATAAGGGGGACTTCGGTCCCCTTTTTTTTATTAATATAAATTAACTATGGCTTTCCCTACCACAAACGCTGCTCAGGAACTACCAGCAGTAAATGAGATACTGGCGTCTGTTGGTCAGGCACCTGTAACAACACTAGATCAAACCAACCCAGACGTTGCGATTGCATATGATACATTACTTAATGTGTCTCGTGAAGTACAGGCTGAAGGCTGGACGTTTAATACTGAAGAGTATTATCCGATGACCCCAGATACTAACGGTGAAATAATAATAGCAAATAATATACTACAGATAGATTTACATGATGAAAAGGATAACCAATATGAAACTGTAAGAAGAAGTGGTAAATTATATGAGAAAATAAATCATACTTATGACTGGACAACCTTAACAGGTTGGACTGAAGTACGTTGTAATATAGTATGGTTCTTTGATTGGGTTGATCTACCTAGACCTGTTCAAGATTATATCGTAGCAAGAGCTGCAGCAATTGTTTCAAGCCGTATAGTCGGTGATCCAAATCAATTTCAAATATTAACTCAAAAGGAGTTATGGAGTAGAGCACAAGCTATGGAGTATGAATGTAATCAAGGTGATTATACATTCTTTGGACATAAGCGTGGTGAAAAAGTCTACGATTCTTACAAACCCTATCAAGCACTGTATCGCTAATGGCAAGTGTAACCCAAACAATTAAAAGTTATTTAGGTGGTGTTTCTAACCAACCTGACGATAAAAAATTACCAGGTCAAGTAAAGGAAGCTTTAAATGCTTATCCTGATCCTACATTTGGGTTGACTAAACGACCTGGTTTTAAATTTATTTCTGAACTCACAGCTAGTTCTACAGCTTTAAGCACAACAGTATTAGATAACGCTAAATGGTTTTATTATAATCGTGATGATGACGAGCGTTATATAGGTTGTATAACAGGAGCAAGTGGAAGCCCTTATGGACAGATATATGTATGGAATGCTGTTACTTATGCAGAATGTGCTATTACTTATACTGGCTCTGCTAGAGAGTATTTAGGTAAGAAGGAGTCAGATGATGCTGTGGCTTCTACTCTTGCTACAGATTATGATGTATTAACTATTCGAGATACTACTATAATTACAAATAAAAATAGAGTAGTAACAACTGTTGCAGGAGCTGCTCATACAGATGGTCAAGTAGGTACTGTTAGAATACACCTTACAGAATACAGTGCTCCATACGCTGTGACTATACACCCTTCAGGTGGCTCAGCAGCTACCTATACAGTTAATACAAGAGCTGGTGATACAGCTTCTAGTGACGCTGATACTACTAGTTTCTTGAATGCTACCACTATTCTTACTTCTTTAAAAACTTTAATAGATGCTGCTAGTATATCTAACTTAACTGTGACAGTTATAGGACCGACCTTAGAAATAAAAAGGAGTAGCGGTACATTTACTTTAACAGCATCAGGTGGTAAAGGTGGTAACGCTTTAACATCTTATCAAAATACAGTAGAACAGCAGACTGAGTTAGCTGGTGAAACAGAACATGATCGTGTAGTTACTATTCAAAATACAGCATCTCAATTCGATACTTATTATAGTAAATTCATAGCGAATAATGGTACCTCAGGTGCTGGTTACTGGACTGAAACTTTAAAACCTGGAGAAAGTACAGGTATAACAGCAGCTAACATGCCTCATAAGCTATATAATACAGCTAAAAATGCGTTTACATTTGGACCTATTACTTGGGTTCCTAGACAAGTAGGAGACGATAATTCTAATGAAGACCCATCGTTTGTAGGTACCACTATACAACAAGCTTTTTTCTATAATAATAGATTAGGTTTCTTAACAGAAGATAATGTATCTATGAGTAAAGCAGCCTCTTTCTATGACTTCTATATGACGTCAGCCCAGATATCTTCTGATGCTGACCCAATTGATATCAGTTGTTCTAGTACAAGACCTGCCAACCTACATGCGATCATACCTTCTGCTAGTGGTCTATTACTATTTAGTCAAGATCAACAGTTTGTTATGTTCTCAGCTGATGGTAACCTTAAACCTAGCACAGCATTGATTAGAACTCTGTCTAACTATAAGATGGATAAGGATATAGATCCTGTTGATTTAGGTACTCAAGTTAATTTCCTCAGCAAAACACACAGTACAGCTGGTTTTGTAAGGGTATTCGGTATGGTACCTAGAGGTAATGATACCCCTATTGTTGTAGATATAGGTAGAATGGTTGCAGAGTATATCCCAGTAGCTGTGGATAGTCTTGTTGCTAGTACACAAAATAGCTTCATTGCTATGTATGGTAAGACTACAGATAAGGTATATTTCTATCGTACTTACAATGATGGTAAAGAAGACTTAATGCAGACATGGTTTAACTGGCAGTTACCTGGTAATGCTCATTATGTTGCCACCGACTCGGATACTATGTATTCAGTTATTAAAACTGGTACAGGAGGAACAGCTAGATATAACTTATGTAGTGCTACTTTAACTCAAACGCCTGAAGAGACTATTATTGTAACAGCTGATGGTCAGCAGGTTAATCCTCATATGGACTTCTATAAAGCTACTACAGCTGTATCTCAATACCCAGTGGAAAGTGTAGCAGTTACTGCAGGCGGTTCAGGTTATTCAGGAACCCCTACTGTGACAATAGCCGCACCGGCTAGTGGTACACAAGCTACAGCTACAGCCACAGTTTCTGGTAATGCTGTTACTGCTATAACTATAACTAATCCTGGTAAAGGGTATGACCCTGCCAACCCTCCTGCTGTTACATTCAGTGGAGGTGGTGGTTCATCAGCAACTGCTACAGCTACAATATATGATGGATCTTATTGTACACTACCTTTTAGTAATATAACAACCCTTGAACCTGTAATTGTAATCGCTGGTAATGCAACTTCTAATTTTTCTGGTACTACTGAGTCTGGTTTTACCATCACTCCCGACAAGGTAACTGTAAATAGTGTTAACTACTTCTCAGTACCAAGGAAAGATTTATCAGCACAGGCAGCTAATGTATTCTTAGGTTATAAATATAATTATGATATAACATTACCTAAAGTATACTATCAAAAACAACCAGGAGATTCAGATTTTACAGCGCCTTTAACTATATCTCGTATGAAATTCTCTGTAGGAAAATCTAGCGTAGTAGGATTTAAACTACAAAGAAAAGGTGTACAAGCTGCTACACAAACCTTTACAGGAGATGGTAGTACAACAGCATTCTCACCTGACTTTACTGTTCAAGATAAAACTGATGTAGTAGTTAAAAAGGCAGGTGCTAAACAAACTTTAACTACGGATTATACAATAGCATACCATGACACTCTTCCTAATAGAGTTACCGTAACGTTTGGTTCAGCTCCATCAGCAGCTGTTACTGCAGCTAATGTGACTACACCTGCTGAAGAAGTTGAAATCTATGTAGATAATTGGTACACGTTACAACCTACACAAGAAGCTAACTATTATTTAGGAGACGATGTACCTATTGATACTCAAAATACTTTTGTTGTCCCTATACATCAAAGAACAGATAACTACACGCTCCGAGTTTTTAGCGACTCCCCGTTCCCAGTAGCTCTAACAGCTTCTACATGGGAAGGTAATTATTCACCCCGCTTTTACAGAAGAACATGATCAACCAGGCGCGACTCGTTTACCCTAATGAGATACCACAGATGTGGTTTAATATCAAACCTTTAATAGAAAAAGCTTTAGTACATGCTAATGGTGAAATGTTAGCATCAGATATACTAAAGTTGTTACTAGAAAATAAGGAACATTTATTCATAGGGTATGACAACGATGAAATCCTAAGCGCCTTAGTAGGTGAGATCATAACTTACCCCCAAAAGAAAACGTTTAGAATCATAACTTGGTCAACCAAATCTGGACATGACTATGAAGCATGGATAGGTTTATTTGATACTATAGAATACTTTGCTAAAAGTAAAGGCTGTGATTCTATAGAAGCTTGGACTAGAAAAGGTCTAGCTAGAAAACTTAAATGGGATAATGAGTATTCCGTAATAACCAAAAACATTTAGGAGGAACTATGTCAGGTGGAGGTGGTGGCAGCGGAGGTCTTACTGAAGATCAAAAACGCTACCAAGAAGAGAAGTGGAAGTTTGATTGGCAGATGCTGGAGAATAGAACTAACTATCAGAAAGCCCAGCATATTGCATCAACTAGAAACCAAGAGGCTATAAGGCAACAAAAGAATGCCACAGCCATGAATGAATGGGTTGACAAAGAGAAGATGCGGATCTTTGATTATAATAATCAGATTGAAGCATACAACGCTAGTGTCAACGCTTATGAAGAACAATTAGATTATAACGCTGTAGCTGCTGAGATACAAGCTTCAGATAATAATAGAAAATATAACGAACAACTCATTGAAATAGGTTTCAAGAATGAAGATAGGATGATGAACCTAGGCTTCAATAAACGAGATCTTAGTCAAAAATTACGAGGAGCTAAATCAGAATTAACAAGCAAATCACAAGGTGCTATGCTGGAAGGCTTGCAAAAGCAAGGTCAAGTACTAGCATCAGGTCAGACTGGTAGAAGTGCGCGTAAGAACTTACAAGCTGTACTAGCCCAGCAAGGCTCAGTACAAGCTGGTTTAGCGGCACAGTTAACTCAAGAACAAACTGGTTATGCCTTTGCTTTAGAGAAAGCTGAATTAGGATCTAAGTTTGCTGGAAGGCAATTACTAGCTTCTATGGATAGTGCTAAAGGACAATGGCAAGCAGATCAAACAACTAACTTATTACAGAAGTACTCTGCTGATATTCAAGCAGAAGCATCACTTGCACCTGTACCTAAGTTACCACCACAGATGTCAGCTCCTATTGATCTACCTAGTCCTGAGATACCCCCATTACCTGATAGCCTTACAGCAGAACAATGGAAAGCTCTTAAGCCGCCTGAAGACGTTGGTGGAGGAAGTACTAGCGGTGGTCTTATGGGATTCATCATGGCTGGTGCTCAAGTGGCTGGAGCCTTTGCAAGTTCAGATGATAGATTGAAATACGATATAACACGTGTAGGCACCTCACCATCTGGTATACCTAAATACACGTTTAAATATAGAATGGATGGTAAACATGGTCCTAAATATATAGGAACCTCCGCTCAAGATTTAATCTCAATGGGTCGTAAAGATGCCGTTGGACAAAAAGAAAAAGACGGATTCTATTACGTTGACTACAGTAAGCTGGATGTTGACATGGAAGTCGTTACAACATAAACTAACTAAATGGCCATTCTATACAAAGGGTACGCCCAAGAGAAAGGCTTTGGTGCTAATTTAGTTGACATTCCTGATCCTTCAAAGAAAATACGTGAGCAAGGCTTAGTTGCCATGGCTCACATGAAGGATCAGATTGAATGGAACAATAAGCAAAGCCAAAGATTTGTCTCACAACTAGAATCAAACGCTACACAAGAAGCTAAGGCTCACGAAACTGCTTTTAATATAGGACAAGATATATCAGAAACAGTTGCTAATCAAAAATGGCAGAACTTTGAATCTCGTATTAAAGCAGGGGAAGCTAAAAGAGCAGCAAAAACAAAGCAAGTACAAGACTTATTAAATCTTACTAAAACTGGAGCTAAGCTTTGGAAACAGTATGATGCTAAGTTAAAGAACGATGCTGATCAATTTGCATTAGGTTTATACGACCAACATGGTATTGGTTTAAAGAAGCTTAATGCTATTAAAGATATATCAGCTGAAATATGGAATGACTCAGCAAAGCGTGAAGCTGCATTAAGAGCTGCCGGCTTAGATGGTGTACCTTCTGATGTTTTAGATAGAGTAAGAAGCGCAGGTAGTTATAGATCTATTGCTATAGCTAAGCAGGATGCTAGACGTTTTGCAATGAGCAAACCTGCTTACTATGCAGAGCACTATTCTTCTGAAATAGAAGTTGGTGGTGTTCGCATGAGTCTTGAAAATGCTGTAACATCTGCACAAGTTGAAACTGTATTACAACAGTTAGATGCTCAGCATAGACGAGAGATGGGTCCAAACGCTCCATCTTCTAAGATGCTTGCATTAGGCGGTGGCTATGCATTAATGGATAATGCTAGAGCTGCTGTACTTAGAGGTAAGAGAGAAGACTTAAAAGCAGAATCTGAGAAGAAAAAATATGCTAATACTAAGCTCCTGTTAAATGACTTCATGGGACCAAACGAGAGAGGTATCTCTAATCCTGGAGCTGGTATTTTAAAAACTATACATTATCTTGCTGGTCATACAGAAGATTCACCTGCTAGTGGAGAAGAACTTTCTAGAGCCAGACAAGATGTTGTAGGAGCTTTAATACATGGATTAGAAGAAGATGACTTCGCATGGGATGAAATAAAGGGCTTAGAGAATACACCAATTCCAAATTTTAAAGGTGGTGGCAGTCCTACCTTTGGTAGTTTATATAGAAAGGATTGGGCTAAGATAGAAGATGCTGGATCTGAAGCTGCTAAAAGAGAACAAGCTAGAGCTAATGTAGATCTCATAGCTCATAAAGCTGATGACTTAAAATTTAAAAGTGAGCTTTTAAACATAGCAGCTACAGATCCTAGTGCCTCTACTTGGAGTAAATACCATAGTATAGCTATTAAAAATAATTGGTCAGAGGCAGCTATGTTTGCTTCTAACCAATTAACTCGTGGACAAAGTGCTAATGGTGATGCTGATTCTATAGCTGATGTAAAGGAAAGGTTAGCTAGAAACGAGCATATACCAATAGAAGAGTTACAAAGATATGGAGCATCACCAACAGCTTTCGCTACTATGAGTCAACTAGTTAATGAAGCTAGTCCTTGGTTACCAGAAGCTGGAGGTAATGGTGAGTTCATAGAAGATACAGTAGATGCCTATTTAAATAACATCATACCAGAGAACCTACTTGGACCTGATGACCCTACACGTGGCTTTGCTAAAAGATCTGCAGTTTCTATGGCTAGAGCTCAGTACAAAGCTTATATGTTAAAACATGATAATCATGATGATGCTTTGGCACACAGCTTATCTTATTTAGAAGGTAAGATGTTCTCTAAAGATCCGAACAATGTATTTAAAAAGAAATGGAATGAAAATACCAATCAACATGAGTTTGGAGGATTCTCTCTTAATAGAGGACAAGTAGATGCTATTGAAATTGATAATAAAATTATAAGCACTACTTTGTTTAACAAACCTAATGCTATTTATAACCAACCTTTCATAGCAAAAGGTAAGCTTGCACGTAAAGCCGAGCTATTACAACAAGGACGACACCAGCAAATTTTACCACGTGCTACCTTTATCAGCTATACTACTAAAGGTAATTTACCTGCTTTAAAAGCTGAGATGGCACAAATAGAATACTACAATAAGTTAGCTAAAGAAAATGGTGATCCTTTAATACCACAGTATCCTAAGTGGTACCAACAGAAAGTTAATAAAGCTTATGAAGGTATACATCCTTCTCAATATAGATTATTAGAATCTTATGATTACTGTGATGTCAATAAAGCTGCATGTAATAGCGGTATGAATCCTATTTACCAAAGACCTTCAATGGTTAAAGCTAGAACTATACTTTCTGAAACATTAGGCACAGGAGAAAATTATAATTCTACTGAAAAAGGTAGCAGTATAGATAGAAGTGATTTAGGATTCAGCTTAACTGGAACCACGCTTAGACAAATAATTCAACTTCAAGAAGCTGGTACTATAGTTACAGTAGGTAGATATCAATTCGATTTAGAAGCATTACAACAAGCTATTCAAACAACTGGTATGCCTTTAGATAATAAATTCACTGAAGATAATCAAGACATTTTATTTGATTCTTATTTTAAAACAAAAGGATCTGAAATATCTAGTAATGTGAAAAATGAAGAGACTAGATTCTTACTTCAAAATATTCATGAGTCTACTAACTCAGATAAATTAAGTGATTTAGGTTTTCATAATCCTTCATTATTATCTGCAGCTGCTTATGCTGAATTAAATAGGAGGAATCGTTATGCAGCCTGAAGAACAGAATTTTGGTCTAATTGAAGAAGATGAAATGCTTCGACAATCAGCTCAAATAGAAAACGATTACAATAGGAAACGAGAAGAAGGTCAAATTGAAGGTGATCTTAATCCTGAACAAGGAGAAGAAGTAGAACCTACAGAAGAACCTAAAGATACCTTCAGTAACTGGACTCATAAAATACCTATTGTAGGTCAAGCTAAATGGGCTATGGATTCAGCTGCTTTAGGTGTAGGAGATTTTGCTGCTGATGCAGTGGGTCTTATACCTTGGCTTAAACCTGTTGATGAATGGTGGGATAAAAACTCTCCCAGATCAAATCATCCAGCACATAAATTAATAAGAGATGCTTCATCAATTATTATTCCATCAGTAGCTGGTGGTATGGGTATAGTACGTGGAGCTACTGTAGCTACTAAAGCTATGACAATACCAAGTGCTATTAAAACTCTTGGTGTCGTTGGTGCTTATACAGGAGCTGATACAGCTGTAGCTGCTATATCTTCTCATTCTAAAAAAGATGATAACTTGGCTGGTACTCTTAATAAATGGTTAGGTTGGGATATACCTTGGGCTACTAGAGCTGGAGACAGTCCTGATGTACGTTGGAAAAAGAATGTATATGAAGCAGCTGGTATGGCAGGTGGTGTAGAACTACTTGGTGTAGCATTCGCTTTTGCTAGGAAAACTAAAATGATTCCTAGAGATGAAGTAGCTGAAGTAGCTGTGAGACAAAGAGAAGCTAAGTATGCTGGTTATGATAACCCTATTTCAGCTGAAGTAGAAAGCGGTAGAGCTGCTAGAGAAGCTGCTCAAATGGATGAAATGAGAAGAGCTATAGATGCTGATCCACAAGGTACAGTTTACAATGCATTTGTAAATGATATTGGACCTGATGATGCTGGTAAAGCTGTTATCAATACAGACCCTGATCCATTATTAGCTAAAGTAAATCATACTCAAATACAAAATGACTTAGATACCTTACATGGTAGAGCAGCTCCTGTAGTTGATGAAGCTTTTAATAGAGAGTTCCTTCATGCTATAGATGGTAATGACAGGTTTAGAAAACTAGATCAGTTATTTGATAGGATCTCACCTAACATTGATGCAGTAGTAAATGGTAAGACCATTAAAGCTGAGCAGATGAATAGGTCTGTAGATAATCTAACCAATGCAGTCTTTGGACAAGACCTCCCATTAAAGGAATTTGAGTTCATTGTAGATGATATGAAGTCATCAATCTTCAATTCTAATGAATTTTTAGATGAAGAGAACTGGATAATAGCCTCTCGTGCATTTGAAAATGCATATAATAAGCTCTTTGATCCTAATCAAATGAGAGCTTCTGCTATGCTAACCCAGCAAGCAGCTGATAATATATCAGATGCTGCTACAGCAGTCAAGACTTTAGGAGAACAAGCTGACTCAACTAGACAAATGAATATCATCTGGGATAAGATGAATTTATTAGGTCAAGAAGTACAAGTTAATAGATATATTGTTAATAAAGCAAAAGAGTATCAGAAGTTAAAAGTAGCTGGTAATGTAGATGATGTTATAACATGGATGAATCGCCAAGGCGGTGACTTTGATGAATACGTTAGACACGTTAAAGCAGAAGGTGGTAAAATAAATGAAATGCTTAAAAAGGTTTCTAAAGAAAACCCTGCTTATTATAAAGCTTTCATAGAAGCTTTCGATGCTTCCAATGGTAAAATCGATTCAATCGATAAACTACGCAGAGTAGCTGAAAGTAATATAGGTTTAATTAAAAAAGGATTTATTGACGGTGAACCTGAATTACCTAGTATGTTAATTAAGCAGATACATGCTGCAAGAATTAACGGTTTACTATCTGGTCTAGCACCAGTACGTGCAGCAGCTGGTAACTCTATGTTAACTGCTTTAAAGCCAGTCTCTGTATTTGCTGGAGCATACCTACAAGGTCAGCCAGGAGCGTTCAAACGTGCTATGTATACCTATGGTGGTATCATAGAAAACTTTAAGCGTGGTCTTAAGGTAATGGCTAATGAATGGGATTTAGCTAGAATGCATCCTGAAGAAGCTATGATGCGTGGTCGTGTTGACCTTAAACAAGCTCAGATGGATCAACTTGAATACATGGAATCCATGGCTGATGGTTGGAGAAAAGCTAAAGAACCTGGTTGGCAAGCTAAGGTAGCTCTATGGAATATGACTAAAAATGTATCATGGTGGAACAAACAACAGTTTGTACGCTGGGGTACTAACGCCTTATACGCTATTGATGGAATGACTAATTCTTTCATGGCTAGTGGCATGGCTAGAGCTAGAGCATATGATGAGGTGCTAAAGGCACATGAAGGTGCTGTTAATTTTGACGAGCTATTTGTCAAAAAACAACGTGAGTTATATTCTGAAATGTTTGATGAAACAGGCAAACTAACAGATGAAGCTGCTAAGTATGCATCACAAGAAATTGCATTAAACTTAGATAATACAACAGTAAAACACTTTGAAAACTTCCTTGAATCAGTACCAGTAGCTAAGGGTATATTCATGTTCCCTAGAACTGGTATAAATGCTGCACAGTTATCTTGGACATTTAACCCCTTAAGTAGTCTAGGTGTAGCAATACCTAAGATGAAAAGGGTTATGAAAGCTGTTACTCAATCAGAACAATTAAATGCTCTTGCAGAACATAGTATAAGACCGCAATCAGGACAAGATATGGCAGCTGCCTTTGCAGCTCTTAAATCAGAGTATATTGGAAGGCAGATAATGGGTAGTACTGTAGTTATGGGTACTGCTGTATGGGCGTTAAATGGTAACTTAACAGGATCTGGTCCTCAAGATGGTGCTCAAAGAGCAGCTCTAATGAGGATGGGTTGGAGACCTTTCTCTATTAAGAATCCTATTACTGGTGAATGGAGAAGCTATCAAGGCTTTGAACCTTTCTCTCAAGTAATGGGACTTGCAGCTGACATGGTGTACCACGGTACTCGTGTAGATCAAGCTGTCACAGAGGATTGGTTTAGAAAACTATCATTTGCAATCAGTATGAATATTACCAATAATACATTTATTGGAGGCTTTGAGCCTTTAGCAGGTATGCTTACAGGTGACGCAACTGGTTGGAATAGATTCTGGGCTCAACAGACTGACCAAGTTATACCTATGAAAGGTGTAAGAACTATATTGAATAATGCTATCAGTCCACAGTTAAGAGATGTAAACAATGACTTTATGGCTTACCTAGCTAATGGTAGTAAGTTTATGTTTGGTGGTAGTGAAAGAGATGCATTACCTAATCTACTAGATGTTTATACTGGTAAACCTATTAACTATCATGAACCTATAACTGCTTATGCCAATGCTATACTACCTTTCTTTAAACAGAATGGTGATATGGAACCTTGGAGACAGTGGTTATTAAGTACTGGTTGGTCTGGATTACAAAAGATAAGAAAGAATAAATATACTAAAGAACCTTTATCACCTAGAGATAGACATTTTATTAATAACTGGATAGCTAAGAATGCTAATCTTCAAGGACAGATCACTGAGTTGATGACTCAGAATGATGGATTCTTTGCTAAGAAAGCAAAAGAATGGCATAAGGTTAAAGGAAAGATGCCTATTAAACAAAGCTTGGTTCATAGAGAATTAGATCGTATACATGACCGTGCTTTTGAAGGAGCATGGAATGCACTTGAAGCGTACAATGCTCAATTTACTACACAAGGTAGATTGCTCAAAATGCGTGATTACGATCTAAGACGTGGGATGGATAGCGAAGCCTTAGAAACACAAAAACAGATTCTTAAACTACAAAAAATGCGTAAATAAGCATTATGGCTACAACTTCAAATTCATATACAGGCAACAATTCCACCGTTGACTTTGCCTTCACATTTCCATATTTAAAGTCTACGGATATTAAGGTAAGCCTTGATGAAGTAGTGCAAACCCTTACAACTCATTACACTTTACATAATGCAACAACTATAAGATTTGGATCTGCTCCTGGTACAGGAGTTAAAATTAAAATCTATAGAGATACAGCTTCTGCTGAATTAGCTGCCACCTTCTACCCTGGTTCAGCTATTAGATCAAGTGATTTAAATGATAACTATACGCAGAATTTATACGTTACTCAAGAAGCGGAAAATGACGCTACTACTGCTCTCGATAACTCTAGGGTTCTTGAAAGTGGGACTTATACTTCTGCTATTTCAAAAGCTACAACTGCTTTAAGCAACTCAACAACTGCAGTTAGTACTGCTAATACAGCTTCTACAAATGCGTCAACTGCTTTAAGTAACTCAACAACTGCAGTTAGTACAGCTAACACAGCTTCTACAAATGCTACAAATGCTGTTAATACAGCCAATGCAGCTAGCGCAGCTGTTGGAGATAAGATAGACCAAGATGGTAGTGTAGCTATGGAAGCTAACCTAGCTATGGGGTCTAATAGGATTACTGGTGTAACTGATCCTAGTGGAGCACAAGATGCTGCTACAAAGAACTATGTAGATACTAACTTCTATACTAAAACTGATGCTGATTCTAGGTACTACAATTTAGCTAGTGCTGAAGAAATTCAATCTGGTGAAACCTGGTCTGCAGCTGATAACCTTGTTGCTACCACTGCAGCTATTGATGCACGTATAACTGATTTAGTTGATGATGTTGGCGGATTCGTTCCTATAGCAAATGAAACTTCCTTTCCGAATGCTAATCCTGATGTCAATAATGGTGCTGGAACTCTTGTTAGTATTAAAGCCCTCGCTAGTGATCTCACCTCAAATGGGAGTGGGGTAGCTACTATTTCTAATGGTAACGTAGCAAATGATGCTACTATTACTATTAATGGTTTAGCTAATAGTACTACATATGCTGCAACATTTGGTATGATCGTAGAGACAACTACTACGTTACATACTTATACATTCCATAGACAGACACCTAAAGCTACTGAAGTTACTACGGTTGCTGGTTCTATAAGTAATGTTAATACAGTGGCAGGTAGTATTGCTAATGTAAATACAGCTGCATCTAACGTTACTAATATTAATGCATATGGTAGCCAGTATCAGATAGCAAGTTCAGCTCCATCTACGGATGGTGGAGGAGCTTCACTAGCTGCTGGTGACTTATATTATGATACTTCTCTTAACTCTCTTAGAGTTTATACTGGTAGTGCATGGGTAGCTGCTGGATCTGGTAGTGTAGTAGAAACTACTGGTAGTACTATGACTGGTGATCTGGTCATGGATAACCAGGCTGATGTCAGGTTTGAAGAAGCTACAGCTAATGGATCACATTATGCAGCTATACAAGCTCCAGCTTCGTTAGCAGCTAGTTATACACTAACTCTACCAGTAGATGACGGTACTACTAATCAAGTATTATCCACAAATGGTAGTGGTGTTCTTTCTTGGGTTGATTCTAGCGCTGGTGCTACAGGTGCTGGTACAGATGAAGTCTTTGTAGAAAACGATCAAACAGTAACAGGTAGTTACAGCCTGGGTACTAATAAAAATGCCCATTTAGTTGGACCGGTATCACTTAACAGTGGTGTCGTTGTAACAGTCCCTGCAAATGCAACTCTTTTAATACATTAAATCATGGCTTACGGAAAAGTTAAAGCGGATACGCTTGTATATGACAATAGCGGTTCAGACGTTGAAATAAACGTAAACGCTCTAGCACCTAAGGCTGCACCTGCATTTACAGGAACAGCAACTGGTGTAAACTTGACACTTAGCGGTGACTTAACCGTTAATGGTACAACAACAACAGTCAGTTCAACAACTCTAACTGTTGCTGATAAAAATATAGAAATAGCTAAAGGCGTTGGTAATGACGCAGCTGTTGATGGTGCTGGTATTACAGTAGACTCAACTCAAGGAGATAAAACTTGGAACTGGGTTGATGCAACAGATTCTTGGACTAGCTCTGAAAACATTGAAGCTGCTTCTGGTAAACAGTATAGAATTAATGGTAATAACGTTTTAAGTCAGACAACTCTAGGTTCTACTGTTTTAGCTAGTTCACTAACTTCCACTGGTACACTGGCTGATTTAACTGCTACAAACCCAGATTTCACTGGTAGACTAAGTGAAGCAGTTACAGTAACAGCAGGTAAGCTGAGTGATAATACAAACTTAGATCTTGAAAATGGTAACGTATTCCTATTTACCACAGCAGAAAGTACTACTTCAACACCTAATCTTCGTTATAATAGCTCCACAGCTCTAAATACTAAAATGGGTGTAGGGGATGCTATTGCAGTAACAATTATTACAACTGCTAATGCTTCTGCGTACTCAGCTCAATTAACAATTGATGGTTCAGCTGTTACAGAGAATTGGGTTGGAGGCAGCGCACCAGATGGTGGTGGCAGTTCAGGTGTAGATATCCATGCTTATACCATCATTAAAACAGCAAGTGCAACTTTCACTGTAATTGCAAATCACCAGAAAACTAGCTAATCATGTATTATCCTGATAGAATCAAACAGGCTCCCATGACAGGATTAGCAGGATTCGGAGGGGGAGCATCAGGTTTAGGAACAGCAGGTGCTGCAGTTCTTCCGTTTATTAATGGAGGAGACCGTGGCATCTGGGCTGGTGGTACACCTAGTGGTTATTATTGGAATGTTATAGGTTATAGAGATATTACTAGTACAGGTAATGCTTCAGAATTTGGAGAAATGACAAGTGCTAGAGGTTACCATGATGGCTGTTCTAGTGGTACTAGAGGTTGCTGGGCTGGAGGCTATTCTGGCAGTTATGTTGTTAATATTGATTATATAACCATTTCTAGTACAGGTAATGCTGGTGATTTTGGAGATTTAACTTCAGCTAGATCTAGTCTTATGTCTACCTCTAGTGATGTACGTGGTCTATGGCTTGGTGGTGATAGTAATGTTATAGATTATGTTACTCTTGCATCAACAGGTAATGCCACAGACTTTGGAGATACAAGCTCTAATGCTACTAATGGTGGTGCTTGTTCAAACGGTGTCATAGCTTTATTACACGTTGGTGCTCCTGGCGGTACACCTTCAAACGTTCTTGAATATGTAACCATCGCTACGACAGGTAATATGACAGATTTCGGTGATCTATCTTCCAATCTGGGTAGCCAAGATAATACAGATTGTATTGGAAATAATGTTTATGGTTTAATTTGGAGTGGTACTAATTCTAGTGGTAAGATTGGTGCAATAGATCGTATATCACTTGCAAGTACTGGTAACGCTTCAGACTTTGGTGATATGTCAGTAGCTACTCACGGAGGTAGAGGCTGCACTAACGGCACTAGAGCTATTTATGCCGGAGGCTGGGCTTCTTCTATACATAATGTTATGCAATATGTAGAGATGGATACACCAGGCAACGCTTCAGATTTTGGTGATTTAACACATAACCAACATGGTCCCGCTAGTTGTTCAGGTGCTCCATCATGAATCATTTTATTAAACAAAGCCCTATAACAGGGTTAGCAGGATTCGGAGGCGGTGCTTCTGGATTAGGTGTAGCTGGTGGAGGCGTTTCAGCAGTATTCGCTGGCGGAGATCGTGGTCTAGCAGCAGGTGGTAGATGGGACGATGGTGGATCAGCTGCAAATAATATAATTGATTATTTTGATATCACGTCTACAAGTAATTCTAGTGATTTTGGTGATTTAACTCAACGTCGAGAAGGCGCTGCTGGTAATATAACAAATGGTAGTAGATGTTGCTTCGCAGGCGGTTGGAGCTATTCAGATAGCGCTGATTACGATATTATTGATTATGTAACATCTTCTAGTACTGGAAATGCTAGTGATTTTGGAGATTTAACCCAGGACCAGGATGGTCTTACAGGCTGTGCTGATGCAAATATAGGCAGAGGGTTTATTGGACCGAGTTATGTTGATCAAGATCAATTAGAGTATATAACAATTAGTACTACTGGTAATTCATCAGATTTTGGTACTTTAACTGTAAACGCTTATGCAAGAGCAGCAACATCAGATGGCATCTACGGTTGGTGGCATGGTGGCGGACCGAATAGCGCAGGGACTAATGTTATTGAATATATTGTCACAGCTACTTTAGGGAATGGGGTTGACTGGGGTGACCTACACAGAGGTTATTTTGCCTATAGTTGTACTTGTTCGGTAGATGCTGCCAGAGTTGTTCAACTCGGCGGTTATCACGGCAGCCCTAATACTTATGCCGACTGGATTTATTATTATACGACTACTAGTGCCGGAAATGCTTCAGACTTTGGAGATTTAACAGTTGGCAGGAGTGGTATTGCAACTACAGGTAATGGCACCCGTGCTGTTGCAGAAGGCGGCTTTCAATCAGGAGGACCACATACAAATATAATTGATTATATAACTATAGCATCTACTGGTAATGCCACAGACTTTGGAGATTTATCCTTAAATAGTTCTTGGCGTATACCAAATTCAGGAGCTGCATCATGAACTATTATATTAAACAATCTCCCATTACCGGACTAGCTGGTTTTGGTGGAGGTGCTTCTGGACTTGTAGTTAGCGGTAAAGCTGGAATATGGTATGGAGGTAGAGGAATTTGTGCTGGAGGTGAGAATGGTGGTAATAGAGATGTTATAGATTATGTAACTATTGCTTCTACAGGAAATGCTACTGATTTCGGAGATTTAACCGTAAATCGTGCTGCAGTATCAGGTAGCTCTAATGGTGCAAGAGGTGTATGTGGTGGTGGAGAAAGTGGTGGTAGAAGAAATGAAATTGATTATATTACCATTGGTTCTACTGGTAATGCTACAGATTTTGGAGATTTAACAGTATCTAGAAGTTGGGCGGGTTGTGCCTCTGATGGTACCAAAGCTGTATGGTCTGGTGGTAATGATGGTAGTGACGTTAATGTTATGGATTACATTACCATAATTACCACAGGCAATGCTTCAGATTTTGGCGATCAAAGTGTTACAAGACGTGAAGCATCAGGTTTATCAAATGGTGTTCGAGGTGTTTATGGAGGAGGTTATACTGGAAGTGAATCAAATGTTATTGATTATGTAACTATATCGTCTACTAGTAACGCTTCAGATTTCGGTGATTTAACACAAGCTCGTAGGCATCCAGCATCTTGCGATGGTAATGACAGAGGTGTATTCGGTGGAGGTGGTAATACATATAATATTATAGATTATATAACTATTTCTAGTACAGGAAATGCCACTGATTTTGGTGATTTAACAAGTAGCCGTGGTTATGCTTCTGGAGCTTCCAATGGAACAAGAGGTATATTCATGGGAGGAAATTCTGTAACAATAGATTATGTAACTATAGCATCTACTGGTAATGCTACAGATTTTGGAGACTTAACTGTATCACGTGCTGGTATGGCTGGATTCTCGGGGGATTAATCAATGAGTATACAAAAACATGATGATCGACTTTTAGATCTAGTACACTGTGGTAAACGTCCTGGTTATAAATTTCTATTAGTTGATCCTGGAGATCCAAATCCAGTCAGAATACCTCTTTCGGTATTTAAAATAAAAGGTGAATCTACTTTAAATATAGGTATAACAGCTCAATCACTTATTTCTATTAACCAGCCTTTTTTTCATTATGGTACTGGGACATTAACAGAAAATCGTAAAGATTATGAAGCTATAGATTTAAATAAATTGGTTATACCAAATTCTGTAACAAAAGGAAATGATGGATATTATTCAGTAGATTACAGTAAATTAGATTATACATTTCAACAATTTAAAAGCACTTTAGTTTCAACTTTATGTCTACCCAATTAATAAAAGAGGAAACCGTTGGATTTATCCTCCCAACTAACAACATCAATGCTAAGGCAGTTGAGAAAGTAAATAGATTCTTACCTGAGTTAGATGAAAAAACCAAAGCCTTTGACCGAAAGAATAGTCAGACAACATTAGCTTTAATGACTCTGACTATGATGTGTGGTCATAGTCCTTATCGTATGATGAGGCAAATTATGGCAGAGGTTGAAAAGCGTAAACTAGCTTTATCTGAAGCTCAGGTAAATTATGCTAAACAACAAAGAAAGATAGATAAACTACAAGACGCTGAAGACCCTGTTAAACAAGCAGAGTATAGAAGCGCTTGTGTCAATCTAACTACCATGGAAAATAAAGTCAACGGTTCTTTTAAAGATATTGCTACGTTGATAGATGCTTATAATGGTATCAAAGAAAGAAATGGTATAACAGACTGGGATGAACAAGCTTTTGAAGAGGAAGAAAAGAAACACCATGTAAGACGTGCATTTGAATTGATGTATCGTAATATACTGGATGGCAGTAGAGCTAGTACTTCTACTATTGAATACTGCCAACAGTTTGGTATCCATCCTCAAGTATGCCTAGCTGAAACAGCTGCATATGTAGAAGCTGCAGCACAGTTAATTAAAACTGGTGCTAAACCTCACGCCAATGATCTAGAAGAATTCTTAGATAGAATGTCTGATAAGTACTATAAAAATGTTGATGGTACTGCAGAAAGGTTATTTGGTAAGTCTGATTTTACTGTTACTGATTATATGTATAAAACAGTTACTAAATAGTGGACCCATTAAAGCCTGCGATAGACCTACCTGGTCCTATTATACCAGATCCAATACCTCTACCCCGTCCGATATTGGATTTACCCAAGGCGGATTTACCCACATATAAACCGATGTTGGTACCAGCGAAGGCGTTAACAACTCCTCCTGGTACTACATCAGAAGAAGAAGATAAGGAAGCGGAAAGACCACAACCGAAGCAGGTTGACATTCCTTTTACTAACTATCGGATGCCAGTTCCTGAAGGCGAGATAATGGTAACAGCAGCAACAACAGCTGCTATTTCAGTAGCTGCTACGCTGACTGCTACCAGTCTCTTTAAACAATGCGTTAAGGTATTTAAACCTATCATAATGCAACTGGCCAAACGTATCCAAAAGAAATTCACCAAAAATGGAGACACAGGAAAAGAAGAAGAATCTTCTAAGTAAGTTGAAGGATGGGATTGAGGATCAAGAGCAACAGATACAAATACTAGGAACCTTTGTGAGACTAGGTGTTGTTGTCTGGGCTGGATTTATTATAACCTTGAATTACGTTGAACTACCCATGATTAAGAAAGGACAATCT